GACTTCGATACTGGAAACGTAAGATACAAAGCTAGAGAAAGATACTCATTTGGAGTATCTGACTTCAGAGGTATCTTCGGCGTTGAAGGTGCGTAATCAATAAATTTTTTTGTGGCGGACATTGTTCCGCCACAATTACAAAATAAATGGTGAGATTCATGAAAAAATTTATAGTAAATATTTGGGCGTACGATCATCATGCAAAATTTGATGTTTTGTCCCTAGATGACCCACAATCCTTAGAAAATGCAATCCTTGACAAACTTGGAGAAAACGTTATAAAGTGGGAAAACCTTGGAGTATCTTATGATAACAAGGTAAATAGAATAACCTATGAGGAGGTTATAGATGATACAAGACCTATACAAACAAAAAAGGTCCTTGGAGTTGAAGTGGGAGCAGGAGTATCTGGGTAATAATAGATATACTCTTGAAATGGTCAGAATTGA